AAGTTGTGCCTCGTAAAACAAGGTTTGACCAGTTTTGGAAGGCATAGCCCTGCATCGCACCGCTTGGCGCCAACGAGATTGCGCCGCTTGCAACGTAAAAGCTTTCATCGACCAGCACGGCGCGGCTACTGCTAAACATGCCGTGATACAGCAAATCGCCGCCCGACTGCGCCGAAAATATGCCCCAGCCGTACACGGTGCCTTGCGCTGCCGTCGAGCGGGGAAACGTGACCGCTGCGTTGCTGGCAATGCTGGATGTTGAGCTCGCGTTAAACGTTATCGCTTGGCGCTGATAGCCATTGCCAACGACCTCTGTGCCAGTGTCGCCATCTGCAAAGCCACCGCTTGACGTGGTGAGGCCCAGATATACCGCAGACGGCGCGGAATAGGCGGCATTGCCGGTCACATGGTCAAGGAAAGCATTTTCCAATATGTCCGACATTGCCGCCATTGTTTAAGCCGCCGTCAGATCCAAGTCGCCTATGGCAATTTGCAAAACATCGTTTGTTTCTATTGTCTTAGATGCAGAAAACGCGCCTGTCATAAGGCAATTACCGCCGGTCGATGCGTCCATAATTTTCCAGTGCGAAATCGTCCCCTGGTTGCCGGTGGCAGCGGGGAAAGTAATTGCCGCCGTGTTCGAAATTTCGCCAGACGCGGCAGCACTTCCGAACGTAATGGCAATTCTTGTATACCCGTTTCCCGAAAGCTCTGAAACAGCCGTGCCAGTGTCGGTAAAGTCACCCGTTCCAAGCGCCAGATACACCGCGCTCGGCGCTGTAAAAGTGGCTCGTCCTGTTAAAACATCGAGCACCTTTAGCTCGGCGTAATCGCTCAATGCAGACATGTGTATCTCCTAGTCTAAATTAATATCAAGCAAGCCAGCGGGGATGCGAAATACATCACCGGTGGCCACAACTTTTGGCGCAGTCAGATCTGAGTGCGCAATTTGATTTCCGCCGGTTAAAGCGTCGTAAACCGCAAGTGACGTCACGGTGCCCCAATTGCCCGTTGCGGCGCTCCATTCCAGATCGCCGCCGTTCGTCGCCAAGTTGCCGCTCACCGTCAGTGTGACGGCCTTGCGGACATACCCGTTGCCGCTGACCTCGGTGCCGGGGGTGCCGTCTGTGTTGCTGGATGTTTGCAGCCCAACATACCACGCGGTTGGTCGTGTCACCGACGTTGCGGTAAACAAATAAGTCAGCACATGTGTCTCGTAAGTGTCACTGAAACTCATCAGTAAGCCCTCAATTTCAAACGCCGGCCAGAGCCGCCATATTTAGCCGCCTCGCTCGACGTGTTTATACCAGATATTGCGTTGGCGTACAAAGTTGACCATACTGATAGACGTGCATCGTCTTTTAAGTACGGGGCGCTGTGCGCGAGCGCGCCATACAAATACGCGTCAGGAAAATACGTCAGCATAAAATTCGACGCGTTGCTGTCCGACAGGGCAGGGGCCTTGGCGTGGTAATAAATTTCGACGGTGTATTCACCGTCCGGCGCAGGGAATAACTCAAATCTGCCAGCGACAAACGCGTAATAGGCCGGTGAGCCGGACGTGTTAAGATTGGCCGCCTTGCGGTCCAGCAATTCGGCTTGGCTGATTATCTCAAGCGGTGCAGTGGTGCCCGACGTGACCTGCAGCCGGATTGTCTCCAAGTAATCCGCAGGAATTGGCACGTATTGCGCGCTAATCGTGGCAGAGCTGCGCTTTTCGCCTCGCCAATGCCGCGCCTGCCGCGCCAGGTCTGACTCGGCAAGCTGGATAAAATTAGGTATAACGCTGGTTAAATCATCGCGGTTCAACGTGTCGGCAATGGCCGTCTGGAGCTCGGCATAGGTGGAGATTGTCATTGCAGTAAACCTCGCTGCATTAAATATTGGCGCAGTTCGTCCTCGGTTGAGGGCTGCGCGGCGAGTAAGCCCACCGGGGCGCTGGCGTTGGCGGCTGATAAGTTGGACAAGTGCGAAAACTCAGGGTCAAACCGGGCAAAACGAGAACGGATGTTGTGCGGGTAAAAATCTGTTCTTACGTCTTGTGGCGGTAAATCTTTTAAAATGTCTTTGTAAAAAGCTCCGACATCGTAAATGCCGTTAAATTTGACTGACCCAGCACCGTCTCGCACCGCTTCCCGCGCAATCGTGTTTGTCCTTGCTGCGCCCGTCGAATCAACCGCGTTTGGCAGCGCCTCGCTTAACGGCCCAACGGGTGCGCCATTTCTTGTAACGGGGCTATCCATTGATATGGCATTCCAATTAGCCAGTGGAGCATCTACGGTTACATCGTCAAACGTCTTGCGGGTCGCCAGTGGAATAATGCCACCACCGTTAAAAGGCGCGTAGGTTTCTGCCAATCCCGGCGTGTAGGCTGAATAGACGCCCACATTAGACATTGTGCCTTCACTATCGGGCCTAAAGCTGGTTCTAAACCCTTGGATATCGTCACCAGTGCCGTGGTACGTCTCAGGGTTATCCATAAACCCAGCATCTTGAGCCCTAGCCATTCTAGCCGCCTCAGACATATCCAACGGCGTATTGTTAAACATATATTGCGGGTCAGCTTGCGCCATCATTTCGTCGGTTACATCGCCAGCCTTGCCAGCCGCTCGCATTTCCAAAATACGCTGTGCCATAGCTTCGCCAGCATTGCGCGGATCTGGCAAACCCGCCGCAAGCAAGCCAGCCGATTTGCTGGCGTTGGCGTTTACGACATCCCCAGACAAACGTTGTTCAGAGCGCGGCACGTCCTCAGTTGACATCGGAGATAACGCACGCCGCTCGGCTGGGGTCATGTCTTGGCGTAGCTGGATGTTACGGGCGTCAACCTCGCCAGCTTCGGTATAGTAACGCTCGTAAATGGCATCCTCGTCCAACGCACGGCCTACATTGGCGTCATACTGCTCGCGCAGCCGTTTAAGCTCTGGGTCATTCGTGGCGGGGCGATAGCCTGACAAGCCAAGCTCGGCCTGTCGGGCGTCCATTTTGTCGCTTAAGTTATTTAAAAAGGTGTTCCGTTCCAGCAAAAGCTGATCTGTCGCTGTGCCTCTGGAAGAACCCGGTGCAAAGCCCTCGCGCCGTTGCAAAGCATGACCGCCAGCTTCGTGCAGCAAAGTGTTAAGTATCGCCGGTTTGGTGGGGCCAAAGGCGCGGATTTCTTCGTCAATGTCGCGTATACCTTCGCCCATAACACCAAGGCGTTGCCTCTCACCCGAATTATCAATGAACGGCTGATATGAACCCTCTTGCGAGCCTCGCACATCAGTTGCGGTCAAAACATTGCGCAACTCAGGATACGCCGCAAAAAGCTCGTCATGCTTAATTACATCGCCAAGCAAGGCATTTCTGCGTGAGTTGCCAATAAACTCAGCTTGACTATCGTCAATCTCAAAGCGCCATTGCCCGTCTTTGCCTTTAAACCAGCCGGTTTGCCGAAAGATGTCCTCCGGGTCGCGCTTACGGGCCGACAATTCTTGCGCCATTTTGAGCGCGTCCAAATCGGCGGTTTTAGCATTGCGACCAGCAAAGCTGCGCAGTGAACCAGCGGGTGCCGCCACAACACCACCGCCGCCCATAGCCAGACCGCTGGTGCCCATCGCCGCGCCATCGTAATCCGCTTGCGGCAGCGTGCCGTCATAGCTCGCCTTGGGGTTTTCCAGCGCGCCAATAACGCCGCCAAGTGCGTCGCTGGCGTAATCCTTAAACCTAGTTTGAAGCTGGCCAGATTTTAGCGCGTCAAAAATCGACATGCCGCCGGGGCCGGCCACGGGGAAAAACGTGCTGACGTTCTTGCCCTCAAGCCCTTCCTCGCCATATCTATCGAGATACCCGGCAAGACTATTCTGCGCACGATAGGCGCGCATCAGCTCGTCTTGGCGCGCCTGCGGGTAATTACCCTCGGCAAGATAGCCGCGAAACTGATCTAGCGGCAGGTCGAGCAGGTTGGTCATTGTTGTCCTTGCAGCGAAAGAAATAATTCAGCGTATTGGTTTAACGTTTGGCCGGGGTACGCCTGAGAAAATCCGTTTACCCAAGCGGCAAACTGTGGGTATTCATTGGCCCGCATGAGCGCGGCCTCGCCGGCCAAAGCCGCGCCTCGCTGCCCCATATTGGGCACAGGTTGCGGTTGATGCACGGACGCGGTGGGCATCGGCGGTTGCGGTATTGCAACGACCTTTGGCCCGGTTAAATGCGCCGGCAGTCTGGCGGGCGGCTGGTTAAATTCCAACATGCGCGCCGGGTCATATGGCGGCGCTTTGTAAGGCGGCGGTAAAACGCTCGTCGTGATGTTGCCCCTTGGCGGCGCAGTGCGCGGCGCAAAAGGCGCGCCAGGTTTGACCTTGGCCTGCGCCGGCGCCGCGGCGGTGTCCAGCAAGCCGAGCGCTTGGCGACGTTGGGCGCGGCGCGCTTGATCCTCAGAGCCGTACGGGGTTGCGAAAATATTCGCCAGAGCGGAAAGCAGGCCGCCGCCCTGAAACGAATTGCCGGTCTGACCAGCGCCACCGCCGTCAAAGCGGTCTAAAAAATCAACGTATTGCTTACGCATTGTCGCCCCAGTTTACACAACGGAAATCACGGATCTGCCAGTTGGGATAATCGCGCTCAATCATGGCAATGCCGGCAGGAATTTGCGCCAGGCATGCTTGCTCATCGGGCAGGGCGGTGGAGCCAAAAACTCCACACGTCTGACCCCAACACGCAAAGACCAGCGCAGTCCAAGTCATTTTTTCTTGCCGCCCTTTTTCGGGGGGCGTCCGCGCTTGGTTCCGTACGTGCCTTTTCCGCTCGGCATGGCTCATCTCCGCAAAATAAATTCCACAAAATATTACCATATGTTGTGTGTAAGGGCTATTTTAGGTGCAGATGTTGTGGTAAACGGTGCGTGACGGCGGTTTTCACATCAACGCGTACTTGCGCTCGACGTGTCTCACATTCCCCCTGGCCGCCGTCACTTCATTTATTTTAAGCAACACCCTGCAGATTACGGCGGATAGCCCCTCTCCAGCGCGAGATGGGGCCACTTATCATTGTGGCGGCATCAGAGCTGAAAATTAAACAAATGGCATCGCCAAGATCGGGCGAGGGCAGGCCACGCTTGCGCATGCTGTCCTTGCTCTCCGCTTGTAATTTCCCAGAGCTGCTAAAGCTGTACCGAATGCCCGTCAGATCGGCCAACAGCTCGTCATTTTTCGGCAAGCGGCAAGAGCGTTCCTCAAGATACGCCTTCGCCTTAAACCACAGCTCGGTGCGCAAATTGTTGTACGTGCCCTTCATAGACGGCGCTTCGGCCACGTTAATGCCGCGCACCGGCACGCCAAGCTCCGACAGGCGGTCCACAATGCCGCCGCCCAGCCCGATTGAATCCACCAGAATTTCGCACGGGCGGCGGGACGGCTCAAGGGCGTCCCATTCCGCCATAATGCGACCAGTGGTCTGCATTAAATCCAAGCCACGCCAAGACGTAATCTCGGTAATCACATTCCCCTGCCGCTTCACAAAAGCCGTGCGGTCAGACCCAAATCGAGCTGGATCACAAGCCCAATAAATGCGCGCGTTGGGGTCAACCTCAACGTCGCGGTGCATCGCACTGTGAACTAAGTCATATCCAATAATCGTGTCAGAGTCCGCCTTAGCGAAATCACCCAACACGCGGATTGAATAGGCGGCGGACTCTTCGCCGTACCGCTCTTTCATTTCCTCAATGAACTGGTCGCTCACCAAGGGGCTATCCAAGCACGACCAGCGGCGCGTCCACCACTTGTGCGCCATACGCGTCTGGCTTTCGTAAAACGTGCCGCTTGATCTGGTCGGGTTGGAGAGCAGCACAGTTTGCGTATTTTTTCCCGACATAGAACCGGCGGCGGCCTCATACACAGCCTCGTCAATCGCGCTCGCCTCGTCGCAAATCAAGAGCACCACGCCGCTCTCCTGGTGTATCCCAGCGAGCGCCTCCGGCGTTTCCTTGCGCGACGTGCGCGCCGAAATAAACGCCTCGGACGGGGCGGCAATAAGCTCCACACGGTCAGATTTAACATTCAACAATTCGCGCAGGGGTGGCGGTAACTCATTGATCCACTTGCGTAATTCATTGTAAAGCGCGTCAAACAACTGGCCCGACGTGGGCGCAGTCACAATGATTTTACACGGAAAACGCATCAACAACGTGTGCAGCATAGCCCAACTGGCGGTGGTGGATTTGCCGGTGCCGTGACCGGATCTGACGCTCAACATGCGCTCGCCACGGCAAATCGCTTCGAGAAACTCAGCTTGATAATCCAGCGGGGTCACGCCCAGCACCTCAGTGACAAACCGGGTGGGCTGGTCGTGGTACGTTTTCACAAAATCCAACATCGCGTTGGGCGCAGGATTACTCGTCACGCTGCAGCTCCACAGCGGTGGGCGTGGTCTGGATCTCATGCACGGTTTTCATCTTGCGCAGCGCGTCAAGGTGCATCTCGCCAAGATTAAGCGTCACGTTGGTCTGGCCGCCCTTGTTGGCATAACGCTGCGACCATGCCTCCGCGATAAACTTGTGTTGCGCAATTTCCTCGCGGGCAATGCTGACGTCAACCTGGCCAATCTCAGCGGCGCGGGTGCCGGGCGCAGCCGTGGCCCGCTCCGCCTTGCGCTCATCGCGCAGCTCGCGGATAATCTCAAACCCCAGCTCGGCGTGCGTATCAGCGGCAGTCTCGCGCACCTCGTCAAGCACGCCAGCGTAGTCCGGCAGCTTCATCAGGTTGCGCCGGAGAAAACCGCGCTCAACGCCAAGCTCGCGCCCAAGCCCGGCAATAGTGCCGCCGCCCAGCAAATGGTCGCGCAGGGCGTCAGGGCCGCCACGGTCAGTCAAAGATTTAATAAGGGCGCGTTTGCGGGGCTGACCTGGCACGGCAGGGAGATCTCCAGTGATTTGCCCAGCAAAATATCACGGGGGTTGTGCAGGGGCAAATTTGGCTGTGCGGGGGGGGGTGGGGGGGTCATAATTAATTATGATGAATTAAATATGATTGACGTTGCGCGTGGTCGTTCTTGGTTAAAAAAAAGAAAAAATAGAGGCGGTGCGGGCTTTCGCTTGCCCTGCATAGGTGGGGGGGGTATGCTTGAGCGTGTGCAATTTGGTAGCCCCGGTCGCGAACTCGCGCCGGGGTTTTCTTTGTCTCGCATAAGGGATTTTGAAGCGGTGCGCGTGTCGGGGTATACCAGCACCCGCCCC